GTAGTTCTCTCCAAAGAATGTTCGATCTGATGCAAAGGATCGCCACCGGTTTTCGAACCCGTGATAGGGTCTACTCGACGATGGGTAACTTTACACCAAACCTTGACAGGTATACTTACCTATCTAAACAAAAGACAAAGAAAGAGTATCGCAATTGTGCTAGATTATGGCAGACACTGCGCTCAGGAATTTTATTAGCATTCCCAGTCCGCAAGGATTACGCCGTAGCTAACCCCGCGAGCGTTGGGAAGCAGAGCGCTTCATTCGGACTCCTATTATTACAGTCAGATTTTATAAAAGTTATGGGCACAAGAGGTTACGAAGGACTAGTAATATTCATAAAGAAAATAGCAAAGGAGGCAGAAAAACTTGCTCTACAGGCATTACCGATCAGATGTAGTGCTACGCTAAGCAGATACATCCGTGGACACTACATATCACAAGGTACACAATACAACCTTATGAAATTAGCGGATCTCGCCAGAGCAATACCTCCACCAAGTCCTAGGAGCAAAACAGCTCAAAACGCTGTGCCAGAGACTGTAAAGGAATTAACATCAGAAGGCTCAGACACTATAGACTCCAATTATCATGAAGAAATCAGAGGCTATGTTAGAAAATCAATATTAAAAACATTGCGCGAAAAGCCTGAATTGAAACAGACTATATTTACGCCAATGCAAAACATAGCAGGATGTCAAGAAATGTCAAGAGCCAAAGGAGGAGTCTACGAATATTTAAGGCAAAAAGTCGAAAAATTTATAAATGATATTGAACTACCTAGTTATTATTTGGCAGAGCCAAATAAGCCAGAACACAGAGCATTCTGGGCAAGGGTTCATTCAGCGCAGGAAATATGGAAAAATGACCTCGATAGAAGTCATCCCGAATGGTACGCGAATATTCCGAACCCAGACTATCCAATGGATGGGAAAGCGGATCCTATGATACGCATAAAGACCAACAAACATCCCCAATATGATCCGGTTAAAGATCCCGAAAAGAGGATCACAGATATGAAAATCAAGAAACCAGATACAAAGGATAGTCTATCTGAACTAAGATCCCCTGATACGTACAAAAGATATTGGACGCATAAGGGACCAACTGAGGTAGATCATTTTAGATTCGACTTTATGAATCCTATGTTTAAATACTGGGTTAAACAGGCAATAACTGAACTACGTCAGATGCCTATTGAAGATCAAAAAATAACACAACCCAGATATAATCTAATAAATTTTGATGGGATTCCAAACGCACTTTGGCGTAGAGTGATCTTCAAAGAATACGATCAGTCAGGTATGGAAAAAGAAAATCCACAAATTGAACTAAAGACCGTATTAACAAAAGGGAACAAAGCGAGAGTCGTCGGAAAAACAAAAGCCTTATTCTCAGCAATGCTTAAACCCCTTTCGGATCAAATGACTCGTATAACGAGATGCCAAAGCCTATGCCGTGATGGTTTCAATAATGACTACCGCAATATCGCAAAACGACTCGGAACCGTAGATACTGAAGGCGGAAGATTCCTCTTCGCATCAGATCTAAAATCAGCAACAAATTATATCCGACGGTCCGCAGCTATTGCAGCGGTAGAAGGCATGGCAGATGCGTTAGGTTGGAATCCAGACCAAAGGATTATAGCCTTAAAAAGTGTAGGTCCAATTGATATCGTTAAGAAAAACAAGAATGGAAAATATATTTTATATAAAAGAACAAAAAGAGGGACACAAATGGGTCTACCTCTATCATTTTCCATTCTCAATTGGCTACACATGTTTTGTGTCTACCAAGCATGCGCTACAACATCACACAAATCACGGGAAATATTTTACAAAAATATGAATTCAACCGTGATATTCGGAGATGATCATGCAGCTCACTGGACGCAAGAAACATTTGATGCTTATGAAAAAGCATTAGCGTCCGTAGGATTTATGGTCAACAAAAGTAAGACACATAAATCAAGATCCGGCGTTACATTTATCTATGAATATTTTCTCCGCAAAGTTACTAAGATCGAAAGATCTTATACTCATAAGAAAACTATAACTATAGCGGAGAAAGCCGGTCTAGAGCCATTATACAAGATCACCTCATATAGAACACACATTAGACATGTACCACGACCAAGAATTTCAATTTTAGTATTCCCCGATGAGGGGAAAGAAATTCAAAGAGGAAGTACGTCACCTGTGTGGACTAGACTCGGAGATGTTGTAACGGAACAGTATAATTATGCCAAAAACGCCACTGAAAGAAGAATACTGATGTATATAGTCAATCTACTACATCGACAAACAATACAACAAGCTCGTCGATGTCACGTTCCAGTATTCTGGCCGAAAATCCTCGGCGGGTTGGGCCTACCAGGCAATAGAGCAAACGTACTACACAGAAAGGTAGCAGGCGCTATTGCAAGCTGTGACATAAAATCAATGAAAAGAATATTCTCATGGTCACAAAGCTTCTGGCAATGGGCAATCCAACCGTGGCATTTACGCGAAAAGGCCCGTAGAGTATTAAATGCTCTAGACGTGCTTCCCAGAGACAATTATGGAATTGAATTATCAATAGTCTCGAAGCATGTCATGGGTCCACAACTCAGTCAGTCTGCAATTGCGAATGTTGATTCAAGCAAGAGACCTGAGGTTAATATCGCGAGTACCCAAGATTTACGCATACTTGGGCAGTGGGCATATACTGTTATTAATCGCTTCTTTAGCGATACTCATCTAAGATCACCGATCTCGCGAGCAAAATGTGCCGCGTTATTCAATGAATATAAGAAAATCTTTATCGATGGTGATCGTGTCGCCCCACAGGCCGCCGCTAATATCATTCAATTAGCAATGGTCCCACAATATAATTGGGACGGCCAACCTGTCGTAAGGCAGGGAATTGCATTAATATGCTCATCCGGTTCGATGACATCGATCCTCATAAGCTCAGTTGCTATCTTAGTGTACTTTGGTGATAATATTCTCACTCACAATGTTAGCTGTCAACTTTCCAATAAC